TGAAAACTCAATTTGATAAATTGTTAGATTTAAATTTTTTATCATTAGGTGCCGGTAAAAGTAGTCAAGGTTATCTTAAAAAAACTTTCACAAAAGCAATTAAAGAAATAACACCTAAATTAGACGACATACTATTAGAGTTAATGTTGTCCGCAGTAGGTTGTTCACAAGACCAAGAATTTATCCCTCAGACGATTTATATTAGAGTTAAGTCTGTAGACCTACTCAATACGTTAAAAGAGGATCCTGCAACAGATATAGGTAAATTATTGTATGAAAAGAAAGATATTCAATACAACGATTTCCCATTTGCAATGAATAAAGAATTATATAGTAGAATACAAAATATAAATCAACCATTTAGTGTCCCATCGGGAGGTCAAAGTTACGAAGGGACTTCAGGTCAAGAATTGTTTGACATATCATATGTTGAGTCTTACGTTGAAAACTTCCAAACTATCCAAGGGAACTTTTTTAAAGTAGATCTTAAAAATAGGGTTACCACAAATAAAGTATCTGAATTTTTAAAAGATTATTTCTCAACGATTAAACTTTTTGATGAAACAAATTTCTTCGCAAATTTAATGAATCAATTAACAGGTGCAATATCCATAAAAAAAGGAGACGGTAATGCGGATTTAGAAGACCTACAAAAAATACTTTTAATAATACAAAGAATCTTAGGATTATGTTTTGATAATACCAAAGAAATTGACGTATCAGGTATTGCTAAATTATCTGAAAATGATAACGTTGATGAATCGTTTTTTGAATTTACTGACATTGACTTAAGGGTTATTGATTCTAGAGTTTCTGATATTAAATTAGGGGTTGTTGAATTTGAGGAATGTGATAACGTTAAACTACCCGTTGACACTGAAAGTATTGTAACCGCATTAAATAACTTAGTTTTTGTGGATGGAAAAAATAACTCAAATAGTATTGATGATGCATCTAACCTAACGGATGTTTTAACTAAAAATCCTGATTGGTTTCCGATTCAAATTAACATTGATTTGTCGTTTCTAAAGGAGTTTCCAAAAGCAATGGTATCCACAATACTTTCACCTAAAGTGGTTTTACCACTTATGATAACAACTAAATCATTGGGTCAAAATTTAGATTTACAGATAAGTTCTTTTATGGATTTTGCAAAAAATCTTAAATCATTCTTTATTAAATTAGCATCCAAGATAGGTGAAATATTTGTTAAGATTTTATTTGATATTATAAAAAAAGATATTTTATCATTAGTCCAATCAATTAACTTGGACATATTAAGAAATTTAAATAATAAAAAATTAAACATCATTTTAACTTTAACTGAATTATTAATTTCTATTTCAAAAATCATTAAAGATTTTAGAGAATGTAAAAGTGTAATTGATGATTTATTAAATGCACTTAAGTTAGCTTCAAGAGGATTTAACGATGATATTCCATTACCATTATTAATATCTTCAAGACTATTAAGTGGATACTCATCTGAAAGAGCATTTTTAAATGTTATTGCAAATTTTGAGGAATTGGGGTTACCAACAGGTACTATGCCAGATGGAAGTCCTAATCTAATGTTAGCATCAATAAAGGCAACTTTAGATGGTGCGGATAAAGAAAATTCATCAAACGGTAAACTTCAGGTTGCGGTATTACCACTAAGTATAACCCCAATCGGACAAACTACACCAATGGTTTGTTATGGTAAATAAAAATATGAACTAATGGATAATAAAGTAGAATCACAACAAGTTGTGGAAATAATTAAAGAACATAAAGTTAGACCTAATAAAGATTTAATTTTGGCAATGGAATTTATTAAAAAAGATTTTGATTTAACAAAAGAAAGTTTAGTAAAAATGACAAGTCATTTAGATAAATTGGAATTAACATATAATACATTATTAAAAGAATATCAATCAAGAAATGTGGTTCAAAAATAAGACAGTATTCCCAGGTTACGTAAAGGATAATAAAGACCCAATGATGTTGGGTAGAGTTAGAGTTGTCCCTACTCTTGAAAGGTATGACGATTCATTACCTGAAGATTGGAATGAGGAGAACGATAAGTGGACCGAAAAAGACCCGTTTATCTTTTTACCTTTACTACCGTATTATATTAACCAAGTCCCAAAAGAAGAAGAGTTTGTTAATATAATTTATTACGATAACAGGGAACGTTTGGATGCCAACAAATTTTACATTCAAGGACCAATAACTAGACCTCAAAATAACTATAAAGAGGATTGGAAAAACTCTCAGTCCATGTTGGCTACGGGGGAATTCTTCAAACAAGCAAACCAATTAAGAGATCGTAAAACAGGAGTAACGGATCCAAAAATTTATGGTATATATCCTGAACCAGGTGATAATGCACTTTTGGGTAGAGGAACATCTGATGTTGTTGTAAAAGAAAATGATGTATTAATACGTTCAGGGAAGTTGGATCCAACTAAATCATCAAGCGCCGATTTCAATATACCGGTACCAAACGATAAGAGATCTTTCTTACAAATTTCCACATTTGGTTTAGAAAAAATTAAAGGTGAACCAAAAGTTGTTACAGAATTTATTAAAGAAAGTAGACAAGTTAAAAATTTGGTGGAATGGGAAATTACCAATTTATCAACAACCACAAACGCATTCAACGGTAACATTAAACTTTTTAGTTTAATTCCCGTACCTGAAACATTATCCAATAAAATGTTCCTAACCACAGATTTAGACCCATATAAAGGGACAACATTGTATGAATTAAATTTTACAGGTAAAACATCCGACGAAGCATTAACAATAATTAATGATTTTATTAAAGGAGTTAATCTTGGTAAAATCAATATTGATGGGTATATTACCTACCCTTCGCAAGAGGGTTCTAAACTTGAAAATCAATTCCCGTTTGTTTTTACTCCAAGTAAAAGTAATACTGAAATTTTCTTAGGTGCAAGTATTGATACTCCAAGTGGGATAACACAATTTAACAATATCGTTAATTTCTATAACAAAACTAAATTATCCCCACAAAATAAAGAGTACGGATTTGGTCTTGTTTGGATACAAGATGTTTTAGGTGAACAACCTGAAGTGAAACTTACTGAGGTGGCTAATGATACCTTTGCCGCAAACCCAACAACGTATGGTGCAATGGGTGGTGATTTTCTTTATTTCTTATCACATAAATCTGTTATACCAAGTAAGGGAGCTCCGATAGATTTAAAGAACACATTATACGGTATTGATCAAACAACCTTTACGGATAACATCTTTAATAAAACAAACTCAATGGTTAGAGGGGAAGAATTAATGTCCTTCTTAAATCTAATTACTCAGTTTATGATTGGTCACGTACACCCATTTCCAGGTATGGCACCAATACAAGAATACCCAAGTATTCCTGATGGTCCTTCGGCTAAAAAAATACTGGAAATACTTAATAACTCTCAAAATACAATACTTAATCAAAATATTAGAATTAATTGATATTTATATTAAAAACGTAAATGTCAATAAATAATTCATATTTTAGTAAGAACAACACTTTAATTTCCAATAGCTTTGTAAATTCTGGAAGAAATCCAGTTATGGAGTTATTTTATGGTGACGGAAACTTATCAAACCCAATTGGTTTTACCAGGTTTATATTTGATTTAGATCTTTCACTTTTAAAGGAAAAATACCAAAGTGGTGTTATAAGTAGTGGTTGTAGTGTCAACACAACCCACACTCTTAGAATGACTAACACAAGTTATTTCGATAAAGAATTATTGAACACATCTACATCTCAAGGGAGATTACGAGCAACATCTTTTGATCTTATATTATTTAGAATCCCTTACGTTAATTTTGATTCAAACCAACCTCAAGTATGGGATGAAGGTGTTGGATATGATTACTACGACGTAGTAACGGAAGTTCCAAACGATAAGAATTATTCCGATAGACCTTCGAATTGGATTCAAACAACAACTATTGGGGTTTGGCAACAACCAGGAATTTATAGTAATACAAACACGGGTTCATTTAATTATAATCAATTAGAAATTGTTGCAACACAACATTTTGAATTCGGTGATGAAAATATTGAGTTTAATATGACTAATGAAATAAACTCTATTTTGAATGGGTCATTAGATAACACAACAGGTTGGGGAATTGCATTCCTACCTCAGGTTGAGAATATAACGGGAACAACAGGTAATTATTCTGTTGGTTTTTTCACAAGACATACTCAGACTTTTTACGAACCTTTTTTAGAGACTAACTATAACGACTCAATTGAAGACGATAGAAATTCATTCTCATTAGGTAAAATCAACAAATTATATCTTTATATATATGAGGATGGGGACTTCCAAAATTTGGATCAAAATCCATTAGTAACTATAAGTGATCAATCAGGTACTCCAATACCAAATTTAACAAATCTACAATCGTGTCAAACGACTAAAGGTGTGTATGAAATAACCATACCACCATTGATCGGGTATAAAACCCCTTGTATCTTCACAGATACTTGGTCAAACATTAAGTTAAATGGATTTACACTACCTAATGTTATAAATGAATTTGCAATATACCCATTACAAAAATCAATTCAAATTGGTACGTCAACTAATGATCCGGCAATTTATGGATTTGATTATTACGGTATTAAACAAGATGAAAAAATATTAAATACTGACGTTAGAAAGGTTGGTGTCATAATTAAAAAGGCATATACCACTAACCAACTATTACCAAAAGTGGAGGGTTATTATAGGATATACGTTAGAGAAGGTCAGACAGAAGTACAAGTTCAAGATTGGACTAAACTTAATAGAACCCCTAACGAATATTACTTTTTATTTGACACGAGGGACAAAATTCCTAATGAATATTATGTTGATTTAAAAGTTATTTCTAGTGGTGAGGTAAATACTTATAAGAGACAAATTAAATTTCAGATCGTAAATAAAAAATAAAAAATAAAAAATAAAGATATTTATTAAATAAAAATATGGCAAATTATATAATAAATGAATGTTTAACTAACGATGAATATATTATTTCAGCGGTAACGTTAAACTTGGGAGAATCGATAAGGTTTTTTATTGGAGAGACTTCATTTTGTGGTACTGTTGGGTCAGTAACAGAGTCCCCTATAACGGAATATTCATACGTTGATGCTCAATTTACAGATTGTTGTGAGTGTTTAAGTAATGACGGTAGAGAGTCTTTAAATTTTAAATTTATACGATGTGGCAGAGAAGATGTAATTAATATAGATGCGACTGACTTTTGTATCCAATTTGGTTTACCTACAACAGGTATTACTTATGAAATACAAGTTGGTTCTGAAACACCATTTTGTGCCACTTTTGATGGGTTAATTGAATCGGGTGTAACAGATTATTCATACGTTTCAGGACCCTTTTCACTTTGTGAAGATTGTGGTGAAGAACCACCAAGAAGTGCGGGAACAGAATATGAGATATGTGAAATTTGTTGTGATTGTGGGGCAACAGGGTCCACAATTAATTTATTAACGTCACCACACCCTGTATACACTGATGGTTATAATACACCTGTCACTCAATTAAATATGGTTGTTCTTGGTGGACCTAATGGTTTAAATTCTTAAAATTATGAAAAAAATAGTTAAATTAACTGAATCAGATATTACAAACATTATTAAAAAAATAATGAACGAACAAAAAAGTAGTCGTTATATGTTTTTTTCTAATTTAGAACAAATGAGAAGACAATGTGATTTATTGTTGGATTTAGATAAGGATATGGTTGAATCAATTTTAGAAAATGGCCACGATTGGGCTCAAGATCATATATCCGAAGCAAAAAATAATATGGATCAAGTTTTTGATTTTATAATGAATGAATCAAAAAAAGACGGTATGGAATTGTCTATGAATATGGACGACAAAGATATGGTTATGATGGAAGGCCGTAAAAAGGCAGGTACTAAATTATGTGCTCGTGGTAAATCGGCAGCAAAATCAAAATTTGACGTGTATCCTTCGGCATATGCTAATGGGTATGCGGTCCAAGTGTGTAAAGGTACAAAACCAGGGTTAGACGGTAAGAAACGTTGTTCTTCCCCTTATTGTTAAAAATTTCTTAAATTTATTTTTTTTATTCGAATAATATCCATATATTTGTAGATACAAACATTATATAGATATGAAAAACAGAATAAAACGATTCTTCAGTAGATTAAAGCTTAAAATGTATATTTGGACTAAAAGTCCATCTAGAATAGCACCAACTTTTCAAGAAGAAAGTTTGTCTTATGAAAAGACCTGTTTCAAAATATGTCTTAAAGTAATCCAACATAAAGATACAGAATTTATGATTGCCCCAATGTCAGACAAACGTTATCTTAAAAATGATGATATGAAAATTTTCATTACGATGACAGATCATAGAGTTGAGATAACTAATCACGTTTATAACTATAACGTTAAGTTAAACGACAGAGATTGGCAAAGATTAACATATGTGTTTGATACTGAGACGGATAAGAGACGACTTAATTATGAGAGCGAAGTTAATTCACAAATAACTAACTCACTACATAATATTTTAGAAAGAGTTTCTAATTTCAAATAAAATTTTACCAACTAAGGAATCTACGGATTCCTTTTTTGTTTTATATGAGGTCATGATTGGTTTTTGACCTTTACCTGTTTGTGTGTCTTTTTTCTCGGCATTTCTTTTTTGTTGACAAGCCCCTTTCTTTTCTGAATCGGACATTTTACCAGCGACTCCTGCTGCCCTACATTTTGGATATGCCTTGTCTGTGGCGTCATGTCTACCACAAGGTGGATGCTTACCATCAACTTTCTTACAAATGTTCACCCATGGTCCCTTTGGTTGTTTAGATCCTTTTGGTTTCTTCTTTGTACCAAACCAAACTCCCAAATCTTCATTTATTGTGTGAACGTCATATGTGTCAATCCCATGTGTACCATCTTTACCTTTTTCCCAAACCCCAACAATTCTTTTCAAATTATTTTTTAAACTTTTTTTAATTGCTATGTCATTAATTTTGTGATCTAAAAATTCATAAAAAGGACCTAACTCACTTTTACTCCATTTCTTTAATCCTATTTCCATAGGTCCGTTATATTCACCAGCAGTTATACTTGTACTTGCCTCAGTTATTTTATTTTTAATCGGTACAATTTTTTTATTTTTACCAGGAGTGGGATTAATATTATTACCTTCATCATCACTAAATGTTGAATTTGGATGCTTATTAATGTAATTGGTAACTTTTTTTGCTTTAGATTCTATTTTTTTTATCTGTTTTTTTGGGGTGTCCATTGATCCGTCATAACTATCAAATTGTAACATAGGACTTTTGTATTTAGAAACGGGTATTGTAAATGGTCCATTTTGAGAATCTTTAAATCTCCTAATCCCCATTTGTAATGGTGCAATGTATGATCCTCTACCACCACCACTATCTGAGGTTGCTTCCGATAAAACTTTTTTTATTATTTGATTTAAATTCATGTAATGTCTATTATTATAAATATCAAGACAATATAAAATGGAAGAAAAAGAAAACGAATTATTTGGTAACTTATTTGGTACCATAAATTTAATGAGTGAAGAACATTTGGATGCAATACTAATGACCATGGATCGTAACCATTCTATTCATTATTTAGTTGAGTCTGTTAAAGCCGCACATAAACGTGGGGCATTTACAATAGGTGAGTCAGAAGTTATTTCTAAAGCTATTAGAGTATTATCTAAAGGTGAATAAATAAAAAAAGGAGACAATTTCTTGTCTCCTTTCTCTTATTCGGTTTTAATTGATTATCTCAATTCTCTCAAGTCAAATGTTCTAACTCCATCAACTGTGATACGTCCGTAGAAACGGTTGTTAACCATTTTCTTAGCGTATCTTGTCATAATACCTTTGATAGGTGTGAAGTTGAATGGATTGTACATTGTAGGTGTCAATTGTAATGGTACATACGGTGCGTAGATGTAACCTGTGTCTAACAATGATGTTCCTTTGTGTCCTACTAACACTGTGTTAGCTGGGAAGTAAGGATCACGGTACACTTGGTAACGTCCTGCTAAAGTACCAACTCTTTCGATACCCATGTTATACTGATCTTGCTCAGGAGATGCGTTAGATACGTGGAAGTATTCTAAGTCATCAAAGATAGCTGAAATCTCAGAAGAAACAACGATCCAGTTAGCTCCACCTCTCAATGTAGATTTGTGGATTTGTGCTGACAATTGGTTGATCGCAGTAATCAAAGTTTGATTCCAATCTTTTTGAGTGTAAGATGTAGTTAAAGACAATCTTCTCCATCCGTTGTAGTCCCAACGTAAGTTCCAAGCCGCTCCTTTTCTCAAGTCACGTAAGATCTCACGGTCAATCTCAGCTGCAACTTGCTCAGATAACAATGCAGTTAACTCAGCCTCAGCGTCGATGTTATGGAATGCAGCAACGTCTTGAGCTAACTCAGGAGACCATTGTGCTCTTAATTTTCTTTCAGTTACAGAAACAGTTACTGATTCTAAATCGAAAGAAACCTCACCGATTCTATCTTCGAATTCTAAGTTTTTGTATCTTCTGTAAATTGCAGTGAACGCGTCTTCAGCAATTTCACTCAACGTAGTACCAGTGTATCCGTCTAATGTAGTACCACAAGTAGCACATACAGGACAAGATAAATCAACTTCTAAATAGATACATCCTTCTTCATCACAGATATCGTAGTAAGAACCACCATTTCCTGTTGAAGCGAAAGTTGTAGAAGCTTGGTTACCGTATTTAACGATTCCTTTACCGTAGATTTGTGTAACAACTCTAAACAATAATGGACCATTACCTACTTCACATGGAGAACCTTCAGCTACAACTAAACCTGAATTTTTGATGATTTTAAGATCTGATAAGAAAGTCTCAGTATCCATCTCGTTACCATCAGGTCCGATTAATTTACCTTGACCAGCTCTGTTAAAATCACACATTTTAATAATAACTTTTCTTGTACCTGAAGTTGCAGTGTACAATGCGTTGTCATCACCAGCGTCATCTAAAATACTACCGTTCCATACTTGTGCCGTTGTGTCAGCAGTAACTGCAGTCCATTGACCTTTAGAGTAATCAAACAATCCTGGAGGATCTAATGCCGCTTCTCCACCTTCATAGAATAAATCGTAAAGGTTTTTAGAGTAACCACCTGTTGCATCAGTGTAACCGTCGTTAGTGTTTGTTGGTCCATCAGGTGCTCCGATTGGTTTGTAGTGTTCTCCACCATTTGCATTACCACCGTCATAACCTTGGATTTTAGGTACGAAGTAGAACAATTTACCGATAGGTAAGTTCATAGCTTGTACAGAAACGATATCGTTAGCTAACAATTTAGAGAAAACTCTTCTTACGATAGGGAAAACAACAGTTTCGAATGCTCCGTTAGAACCTTCAGAAGTTGCTTCGTTAATCAAGAAAGAAGCTTGGTTTTCATATAACTGCGCTACGTTTTCTTTTAGGTGGCCTTTAAGACCTTCAAGGAATCCTAATTTATCCCATTTGTTAATTGTATCTTCTTTGATAACTTTAAGGTGTTTTAACCCGATATTACCAACAAGACCTGATTCTAATAATGCTCCCATTTTTTTGGTTTTTTATTTTTAGTTTATTTATTTTTTATTTTATTTTTCCCATTAAATCTTTCATTCTCAAGAACTGAGGATTCTCATAAGTTTTAGATTCAATCAAATTAACGGCTGATCCTGATACAGGAGTTTTAGATACCACTTTTTCGAATGACTCATTAATTGGAGATTCCTTAGTTGTTTCAGATGAGAACTCATCTTTTAATGTTCTATAGAGATTTTTAGATTCTTTAAGAGTTTCAACATTGTCGAATCTTCTAAGAATATTAATTTTCTCTTGTTTTGTTGTTGAATGTTCGGTAAACAATCTAGTTGCGTAAGCTAAGTTAGAGTTGAAAATCGCTACTTCATTTAATTTAGTTCTGAAAAGATTCAAAGCCTTTCTGTACTCTTCATTTTTTGATTTTAGTAATTCAACTTCTGATTCACTAATATGTTGAGGAGCCGCTTTTGGTTTTGGTAAACCTTTTCTTCCAAATTTTCTACCCGCACCTAATGTACGTGAAGCTTCTTTAGTTTCTCTCTTTTTAATTGGTCTGTATTCACCATCTAAATTTTCCCCATCTTTATATGAGAATTTTTTAGCACTTCCTGTATTGATCATTTTTTTACCTTCTTTTTGTTTGGTAGTTTTATAATCCATAACTTGTCCGTACTTGAATTTAGGTGAACCCATTCCAACTCCTTTAGCTTTAAATTTAGATTCCATTACATTGTTCAATTCTTCTTCGTCCATTTCCGGGTAACCTTCAGCATCAGCATCTTCGTCCATTTCCGGATAACCTTCAGCGTCAGCATCTTCGTCTAAAGTAATTTCATAAAGAACTTCATCTACTTGAGTTTCATACATTGGAGTTTCGTCCATTTCATGATGTCTACGGCTCATACGTCTTGGTTTGATTTCTTCAAACTCATCTTCGTCTTCAAATCCAAATTCATCTTCATCTTCGTCTTCAAACTCATCTTCGTCTTCAAATCCAAATTCATCTTCGTCTTCGTCTTCATAATCATCCATTTCAAACTCATACAAAGTTTCATCCAATAAAGAATTATCTTCTTCATCAAGTTCTTCATCTTTGTATTGTTCAGAAAGTTGGATAAAGTAATCAGCTCCCGTTTCAGTATCTGATAATGTAATGTTATTGTTCGCATCTTTCTTTACGATAACTCCATCTTCGTCATCCATAGATTTGAAAACTTTGATAACGTCTGCCATGTCTGCACCAGTCATGTCAATTG